GGGTTCGAGCCCCTGCGGGTGTACTAAGTAGCGGAAAGTTGGCAGGACATAAATCCTGCCACTTTTCATTGAAAGTCAGGCACTTAGTCGCCTAACTCTTTGATTTCAAGTTAGTTCAATATCAAAATTTATTGTTGAACAACGCAGTTCGATTGGAATTTGTTGGAATGATATGGAACGGCTTGGATGGTCTTGGAAAGCGTAATTCTGTTACCAATTCTGTTACCACTTCCCCAAAACCTGTTACCAAATCTCCGTTTAGAACGTGGGAAATGGATGGTTTGTCGCTCTTTCCTTTCAGAAATGAAATCTGACTGCCTTAAAAAAAACTAAAAATGAAAGAAAGAGTGAAAGTGGTCTATGACCGCAAGGGAACAGTCAAGAAGACTGGAGTTGGAAAAGTTGAGCTTCAGATCTATCTCACATGGACTCAGCGCAAGTGGGTAACTGTTGGAAATGCTACCCCCGATGATTGGGAAGTATTGGCCCAGAGTGTTAATGTCCGTACCAAAATTAAGTATTACGAGAGCATTATCCGGGCTATGGAAACTCTCAATGAGGATATGACCATTGAGAATTTCAATAACCACACTATGGAAGATGTCGTAACTGCCAATACTGACAAATCTAACTTTTACAACGGCAACGACCTCCGTCAGAGCTTCGTTGCGTTCTGTCGTGAACACTTGGAGAAGGAAGGCCTTGCCAAGAATTCCGTCAAGGACCACAAGGTAGTCTTCAATGCCGTTGAAGAGTCCGGCATTCTCAACACCTTTGCCGACCTCACCAAGGCCAATGTCATTGCCTTTGATGCCTGGCTCCGTCGCCAGAACAACAAGAGCGACTACACCATCAACGGCTACCACAAGAAAGTCCGCAAGTACACCAAGATCCTGTGGCGGTTGGAGATGATATCCTCCGACCCCTACGAGTACGTCCGTTTCCCCAAGGGGAGCAACAAGGAGCGTGTTCCCCTTGTGGAGGACGAGCTGGTGAAGATACGCAAAGCCGAGTGCAGCGGTCGTATCGAGCGCGCGCGTGACCTCTTTATATTTATGGCCTACACAGGGCTGGCCTACTGTGACATGGCCGCCTTCAACTTCAGCACCATGACCGAAGCTCACAGCGACTACACCTATATTGACGGTTCCCGTCTGAAGACAGGTTCCAACTTCTTCACCCCTATCCTTCCCCCTGCCATGGACGTGCTGAAGAAGTACAACTACAAGTTGCCTGTCATCAGCAATCAGAAGATCAATGACTACCTTGACATCCTCCGTGAGCGCCTTGGCATCAACAAGAAGGTGACCTGCCACATCGCCCGTCACTCCTTCGCCACGCTGATACTCTCCTACGACCTTCCCATTGAGAACCTGAAGCGTATGCTCGGCCACAAGAACATCACCACCACTCAGATTTACGGCAAGATTCTCAAGTCCAATGTCGAGAAGAATGTCAGCACCAAGCTCAAGGATCTGAAGTAGGTTCCATGACGCGATAGAACACCCCTTTCAGCAGCTGCGACTTTCCAGTATTTTCATGGAAGGTCGCAGTTATCTTTTCACAGACGTATTTTCCTCCCTCGATGAAGAACAGTGCGCGAGGGTCAGGGATCACGTCGGCAAAGAACGAGAATGTGTATTTCTTGCTGTTGTCAATCTCATGTGTGTACTTCATCGAGAAGCCATACTCATCAGTCTCTTCCTGCGGCATATTGATGCGCAAGGAATACGGTGTATATTTCACCGTGAAGTCAGCATCCAGCTCTATCTTGTCCACGATGGGTCTTGGCAGCTTTCCCGGATGCCTGTTGCAGCCATCCCAGTAAGCCACATAGAGGCAGTCAAAGTAAGCATCACTTTTCTCCTTTTCCCCCTTTGCGATGGCCTTTCCAGTTTTCGTCTGCGCCAATGCCCCGCTGTTGTAGTCCGTCTGGTCCGTTCCCTGAGTAGAGCCCGACCCCGTACGAGCATTGCCATACCCCACTCCTCCCGACGTGGGTATGACCTCACCTGGCTCCCCCGTCCATGAGAATGAGCTTTCCACCTCTCCACATTCGAGGAACAGGCACTGCCCCAGTGCCTCGTCCGTGTCGTCAATCCATGCCGGGACGATGCTGAGTTCCGTTTCCTCTGCCTTTCTGTCAACCACTTTCTTTCCGAACTGGTTGACAGGTTCCAGCCGGTTATAGTATTTATACCAGTTCAACGTCTCGTTGGTGCTCTCGATGTGGTTTGAGTTCAGCAGTTCCGCCTTGTAGCACCACATAATGAAATAGGTGTCCACGTCCCTTGCGTAGAACAGCTTGTGTGCTTCCGAGTTCCATGCATATCCCCTTGAATAGCTCTCCCTGTAGCCGTGAGCCGTTTCCCATCTCTGGTAGCCGCTTATTCTCTGTGTTGCAGCCCATGCCAGAAGTTCCGCCAGCGTTGCATATACGACGGCCTCGTCCTTATGGTCGTCGATGTACCACTGGCAGCTTTTGTATGCCCACATCCTGTTGTCGTTGTCGGCATAGGCCATGTTCTTTGAGCCGACATAGTCCGACTTGTTTTCCTTCGTCACCTCCACCGTGTACCTGTTGATGATCTTCTCAATATGCTCGTCAGCCGTTCGTGCTGCTATTCTGTGTGAGAACTCGAATGTGATGGTCCTGGCCTTATGGTTGATGGAGAACTCGCCTCCCATCATTATCTCCAACTGTTCAAAGAACTCTGTGAGCGTCCAGCCGGGAAGAGCGATGGCGAAGTTCCACGGTGCCCATGTCGAAGGCAGCGTGTTACAGATAATCAAGTACTTGTACCTGCTGTTTCTGATGGCGTTGAAGTCGCCTGTGTATCCAAGCACCTCACAGATCTTATCCAGTATATATACAAGGTAAGGCTGGAATGTGATTGATTCCGTGGATTGCGCCCAGCTATAGTCCCCCGATTCGTTGATATACACCTTGTTCTGCATGTTTCCTGAGGTGTTGTTGACCCACGGCAGTGCCACCCAGTTCACCGTCGGGTAGCAGTTCCAGCAAGCCGTATTGAAACTGACGTTGGCCGGATTGCGCTGTGCCGCATCAGGATAGCCAAGGTTCAGTTCATTCAGGCGTATCTCATCAAATGAATCATCATAGTTCTGTTCGCTTCTTCCCTCCAGGAACTGCGTCTTCACCTCCACCTCCGATATTTGCGTGATGGTGATGGAGCCAGCCTTGTAGAAGTCCCTGTCCCTGATCTCACAGTCGAAGACCACCTTGTTCTTCTCCACGTCCTTCCGGTGGACATGTCCGAAGATGCGTATGTTCTCCGGGCAGTCTTTCAGTGGGAAGGTGATGGCCAGTGTATAGCTGTCCGACCCTGTGAAGAGGCTGTTCTCGCTGATATACTCAAACGACGTATTCTTTTTCATGACGGCCAAGTTGCCGTTGATCATTATTTCCATATCCTATTTCCTCCTTGATTTAGGTGTCTTGTTTCTCATTAGTAGCTCATACTCGTCCTGTGCCTGCTTGATGCCCGTGTCCCCCGTCACGGTGTTGACGGTCACGAACGGCTCATTCAGTCGGTCCTTCAGCTGTTTGATGACCTCGGCATATTCCTTCATGGCCGTGTGAGTTGCAGCAATCTCCGTCTGTGCATCCGTTGGCTGCTGCACGATGACTGTCTGCTTAGGCTGGTTGGACTGTGCATAAACGCTTGGTGCCGTTATCGTCCTTGAAACGTCATCCGAGCGTAACGATCCAACAGTGTTCGTTCGCTGTGCATAGTCCAGTGCCTCAATCATCGGACGTGCCACGGGAGATTGCAGCAGCTGTTGCGAAGCCACCCATTCCCCTTTATGAACGACCCCGGCCACCTCATACTTGCCTCCGTCTCCTGTGAAGCCGCCTTCTGCAAAGCCCTGTGCGGCACTCGCCTCCTGCTGTTTCTTGATGGCCGCAATCTGAAGCACGCCTGCAGCGACGGCGGTTGCAGCAGCTATAGGAGCCAGCACCCAGCCGATGACAGGCACTGCAGCCGCGCTACTATACGCATTGATGGCCGCAGTAGCCGTCTGTGCGACAGCCTGCATGACCTGCATCGTGTACATCTTCTTGTTCGCCTCGTTCTTCACCTTGGCGATCTCGGCCTCCTTCTCCTTCTCCAGCTTCTTCATGATGTAGTTGTTGCCCTCAGCGTTGGAGATCTCCGTCTTGTACCGTTTCTCGATGGCCGACACCTGAATGTCACATTCAGCCTGTATGAGTGACGACAGCTGCTGGAAGATGCTGCTCATGCCTGAGCTGATGACGTCCAGGGAGCCAGTGACCGCCTTTCCCATGTCCGACTGCAGCCAGTTCTGCATGTCCGAAGTCCATTCTTCGAGGAAGTTCCTGTTATCATCCAGCTCATCGATGCCATATTGCTTTCGGAGCGCTTTCTTTGCCTTCTGATATGCTTCCTCGATGCGCAGCTTCTCCTCCGCGCAGTCGCCTGCTGCCTCCACCTCCATCTGATAGACCTTTTTCAGGGCTTCGATGTCGCTCATGTACTTTCCGAAGCGCTCCCCCCTGTTGTCGCCGAAGTATTCCTTCTTTATCTTTGCGAGCCTGTCCTGATGCTTCTTCTCCGCAGCCTCCGTCTCCTGCTGTCTTTTCTGCTGGTCTGCAATCAGCTTGTCTTGATACGTCCTCTGTGTCTGAAGGTGTTCGTTCGTGCCATCCTTGTAGATAGCCAGCAGCCTGCGAAGATGGTTCAGCTCCAGCAGCTGTATCGTCTGCTCGTACACCTCCTGTTCCACCTCTCCGTCGATGTACCGCTGTTTCTGCACGGCCACCGCCTCATTGTAAAGCACGTTTTCCTGTTCCGCCGTCGTCTTCACGTCGTTCTCGGCCTGTTTTCTCCTTGCCTCATGGAAAGCCGCCTGTGCCTCCAGCCGTTCCTTGTCAGTCAGGTCAGTCCTTGCAAGGATTTTCTTCTGGTATTCCTGTTCAATCTCACTGATCCTCTGCATGTACTGCTCATAGTTCTTCTGCCCCGTGGCATACGCGATGCGGTTCAGTGCCTCCTCCTTGTCCTTCCATTCCTTTTCAGCCTTGAATCGTTCAGTCTTGGTCTTGTCCTCCACTGTCGGCTCATCATTGCCGTCGTTTCCTCCATCTCCATCCCCCTTCATGGCCTCTGCCTCGTCTGCCAGTCTCTGGTTCTCAGCCGTGAGTCTGTCGATGATGCCGTTATACTGTCTGACAGCATCATCCAGTTCCTTCAGCTGTGCCTTCCACGCCTTGTAAGCCGACGGTCCTGCCGATGCACTTGCAACGGCCTCGTTTTCAGCCATGCCGTTCACCGTCTCGTTGAAATAGGCATTCTGAATATTTTCCGAAGCCCCATCGAAGTGCTTCTTCAGTTTCTCCTCCGCTGCAGGCAGCTTGTCCAGAGCCGCCTTTATCTTCGCTGAGTTCTTCAGCTGCTCCGTGTAGTTGGCGAGGATCTTGATGTTATGTCCGTACAGTCTGCCCTCCTCCGATATGCTTGCGTGGTAGTCCGGCACAATCTGCTGCAGTTGCTCGATGGCCCTCCTTCTGTTGTTTACCGACACGTTCTCATTCTCGATGGTCTGTCTGAGCGTATCAATGCGCCTGATTTCCTCAGCCGTGCTCCTGCTCGCTTCATCCTCCACCTCAGCCAGTCGCTGCTGCGCCTTTGCCACAGAGCCGGAAGCAGAGGCAAACTTCATGTACAGTCCAATGAGCGTAGTCATTACCACGATGGCCGCTCCCATCGGGTTCATCTTCAGTACCTTGTTGAAGAATGTCTGA